CGTCTCGGTCAGCGTCGAGCCGTCAACGAAGTCCACGAGGACCCCGGTCGGCGTCTGACGAGCGATGCGGATGAAGGCCCCAAAGCCAGGTGCAGTGACGAACTGGATCACCGAGGCCGAGAGCCATACGTAGTTCGTAGGAGTGATCAGAAGGACACCGTTAAGGGTGACCTTGACGTGGCTCTGGGAGATGTAGGGGAAGGTAACCGTGAAGTTCTTGTTGGAGCCATTCCCGATATATTCGACAAACGTGGTTGCCATTGGAGACCTTTCAAAGAAAAAGGGGGGCACTATTGCCCCCCATTACGTTCACTTTCTGGGTTCCTTCTCGGGAAGTCCCAACGCATTGGCCGCTGCATTGAGCGTCCACACAGTGGGGAGCGCATTCGCAAACGGGAGTACTGAGGTCAGTGCCCTAAACTCCCCTTGCGTGAGCGGGCTGTCCTTCGTGATCGTGGAGGAGACCCCACGTACACCACGGAGGAAGTTGTCAATCCCAGCCAACGTCGGGTTCGACACGAAGCCCTGTGCGGGGGTTCCGGTCACACGCGAGTTGAACAGGGGGTCCATACCAAGGACACCAGTGAGGATGTCACCAAAGGCGGGGAGGATCGAGAAGCTGCCGGTCCGCTGGATAGCGGCCATAACGAGCTTATTGTACTCACCCTCCTTGCCCAACTTCTCTTCGAGGAACTTCTCCCTGTCCGAGCGACCAAGCGATTGCAAATGGACCTGTGACGTGTAGGCCAAGGTGCCCATCGTCATCTGGAGGGCCGTCATCATTGCGATCTCGTAGGGCGTACCTACCGAGAGGTTGTGCAGCGTGTTCTTCGTGTACGCCCCGATCATGAACGACCGGAACTGGAAGATGATCTTGCCCCACGTAGATCCGAAGAGACTGTTCATCTGACCGATGTCATTCTCTTGGATCATACGCCGCGTCCAAGAGAACACCGCATGCTCGAAAGCATAGCGAGGACCGGGGTCCCAGTTCTCCACGTTCAGACGACGGAGCTTCTTGCCATCAGCATCGAAGTAGCTGGCGTGCTTCTTGATCTGGGCGAAGATCTCCTTGGCGTCATCCTTGTCGATGCCGAGGACAGCCATACGCTTCATGTTGAGCGCCGTGTCCCCGTTGGCAGCCGTGGCAAACTTCGCAGCGATCAGCTTCATGCTGAACCGCTGGAGGAACACGTTGGCAGCCTGCATCCCAGAGATGTGCGAGGTGACGTGAGCCGCCTTCGCCATCTTCTTCTCCAGAGTCCCCATCATACCATCACCCTCGATCAGGTTGCCGAGGGGATCGTTGTTGATGAAGGTGCCAGAGCGCAGGGCGTCCGTGCCACCGTTCGCGATCCACTCCATCTCCTCTGCCAGTTCGTCAGCGAGCTTCCCGGTACGGGCGTCTCGCAGGAACGTGCGGAAGGACGGCATGGCGTTGTAAGCGGTCTTGAGCCCCACCTGACCAATGGCGACACCAAGCTCAGGGATCTGAGCAAAGCCAACTTGGTTCATGGCGCGGGTGAAGTTCCAATCGCGAACCATGCGGAGGAACGAGCCGAGCTTGCCCTTCTCCCACTTGTCCACCTTGCCCTTCATGGCATCGTAGATGAACGACATACGCTCGATGTTGGAGTTGGTCTTGTTGAGATCGACACCCTTCTGGTTGGCAACGTCACGGACCTTGTCCATGAGCGTAACCCACTCGCTCTCGGAGTGGATGCCATCCACCAACCAGCGGTCGGCTTCCGGGTCACCCTGCCGCCAAGCGGGGTTCTCGATACGCATACGCGCCAGAGCGATGTCAGCCGACATGGTACGCGAGTACATGTGAGCGACCTTCACCGCGTCGTTCTCGGTCCAATCCGAAACCTTGACCGGGATAGTCTCTCCCGTCTTGCTGTCCTTGAGGTACACGACGTGGTCGATGTTCATCGGGGTACGTCGCTTGCCGCGAGCGTTCGTCGTGCCCTCCTTGGGCGGGGAGAGTTTGTTGATCACCGAAGTGATCTCATCGTCCGATATGCTCCCAGCGTCACGTAGCATGGCCCTCAGGGCCTCGCGGTCGTGTCCAGCAAGGGCTGCACTCATCCGAACCTCACCGCCGATAGAGGCTTCCCTGAGGCCCTTGTAGAAGGCCTTGGCAACCTTATCCGCAAGATCCTTCGAGATGTCGTCGAGGTGATCGTAGATGCTCTCCTTGACCAGCTTCTCGATCTGAATGTCACCGAAGCGGTAGACGTGGCCGTCGAACTTGACCTTGTCGTAAAGGCGGGGAGCGTAGAAGTCGTTCGGGCCAACCTCCTCGAACCCCTTGAGGGGACGACGGGTGGTCCCATCCAGAACGCCGGGGTTCTGGGCCATCTCCAGCCAGCGCCAATACCACTCCTTCTGGAAGGTGGCCATCTTCTGGACGGCAGGGTCGAACTCAGTGAACCGAGCGGGGTCCGTGGTCCGCGTTGCCTCAGAGATGTCGGCCTTGAACTGGATCTGAGCCTCACCCTTGTTGAACCAACCCACCTTGTTGCGGGTGGCGTAGTCGTCCCACGCCGTGGTGAACTCGCGAGAGAACCAGACGAGGTTGGTGAGGTTGATGCGGTTGGCCTCCACCGAAGCCGCACGAGGAGTTGCGGAACCGTCAGCCGATCCTACGCCGTCCTCAGCGAGGTTGCGGACGATGGAGCGGGAGAGCGGATCGCTATCCGGGGAAGCGGTACGACCCACGAAGTCAACGCGATACCGGGACTTGTCAGTTGCAGCGGCAGCCTTGTCGAACTCAGGGGTCAGGAAGAGGTCCGTAGCGGCGTGGACAGGGGCCACGTCACCGAAGTTCGGAGCGGCACCACCGGCACCAGCACGAGCCTCGATGTTCCGCTGGAGGCGCTCTGCGGTTCTCCGCATGGCATCCACGTCGTCAACGAGGTCAGCACGGGGCTTGATGAACGCACCGAGGCCAGTACCGAAGGCGAAGCCACCAGCAGCCGAATAGAGCAACTGCTCCTTCTGGAAGCCGGGCCGGTTCGCAAGCTGGGGAAGGTCAGCGATCACGTTGCCAGCAGCACCCTCAGCACCAATGGCGAGGATCTGGGCAGCACGACCGAGCTTCACGGCACCGCCAGAGACCGGAGAGAGGACTGCAAGAGCCCATCCAGCCGGATCAGCCATAGCACCGAGCATCTGTGCAGCGGTGCCCTTCCAGCCGAGCTTCTGCAACTCGGTCTGATACTTCATCTCCTGCTCGATCAGTTCGATCTTGCGCTCGTAGTCGTCCTTGGAGACGGACCACACGAGATCCTTGACCATAATGGCAGGGTACTTCTTGAGGCGCTCCTTCTCAGCCTCCGTCTCCATGTAGTCGGGGCCGTTGAAGTTTGGGTCAGCCTTGGCCTTGAAGTCCTCCAAGATCCAGCCAACCATGTTCTCCTGCTTGACGCTCTCCCACAGAGCGGTCGGCATGGACCACTTGGGAGCCTCGTCAGCCATGACGGAGTTGATGCGCTCCTCCCGGTTGGAGGTGACCTCGCCGGGAGTTGCATCATAGAGGGAGACGTTGGACGAGGTGGAGACGATATCGTTCCCACCGTCGTACCCGTAGTACCGCATGATGTCGCGAGCGTTCTTCGGAGCCCCAGCTTGGGTGCCAACGACCTGTCCTTCTCCACGGAGGAGAGCGGCAGCACCACCGGCACCCTGCTGATGGGCCACGGCCAGTTCGCCCCACGTCGGATCACGTCCGAGCGCACGACGAAGGTGGCCGCGATTGTCCATGGTTAGCTGGACGAAGGCTCGCGTGTTGCGAACAGGATCATCCCGGTAGTCCCCCTCTTCATCAATCAGCCCATACTGCTTTCCGGTGCCCTTGATGAACTGGTACAGACCAGTGGCGCTCGACAGGAGATTGCCATCCTTGTCGCGGGGACGTGCGTTCGGGCGGTATCCGCTCTCCTTGTACGCCATGCGGTAGGCGTAGTCGCGCATCTCTTCGGGGACGTTCTCGTCGATGATCCGCTTGATGTGTTCAGGGGGTGTAGGGATTGTCATTCACTTACCTGTTCGAGTTGAGTGCGTCACGGTCCAGAGCGTCACGCTCACGAACCTTGCGGGCCTTCTCCTTCTCGGCCTCGACCGCCCGGTTGCCCTTGATCTCCTGCTTCTTCTGGACGATCTCCAGCATCTCGCGGATCTGCTTGGGCGTGAAGTTCGAGCCGGGTAGATCGTATTGCTCGAACGTGGAGGTGTTGTAGATCACCCACACATTCGACCGGTCGTTGACAGAACGGATCGAGATGTCAGAGGGATTGACACCCTCCTTCTTCAAGGCGGCAGCGTTGTTCTCAAGCCAATACCGCACGTAGCGGTTGGCGTGATTAGCGAAGTCCTTGTCCACCTCCTTGTCCGCGATACGGACAGCGGAGTTGTTCACAACCACGTAACGCTTCATCACGGTCTCAGCGGCACGATCCGCAGCCAGTTCCCAGTTGATGCCGAGACCAGCGGCCAGCGTGGTGGCAAGCTCACGAGCTTCCAGCACCGCTACGCCGTTGTTGAGGGTCTCGCTCACCTGAGTGCCCTTCGTGACACGCTCCCACCAGCTACCGGTCATCTTCTTCGAGATCCGGTCGTTGAACTTCTCAGGACCGGGGAGACCAGCGTTGATCGTGGAACGAGCCTTCTGAGTGGCGTTCTGTGCCAGAGTGAGGGCTTCCTTCTCGTTGGCAGCAAAGCCAGTTGCGAGGGCAGCATCAGCCACCTCCCAGAACATGGCGTTCTCCCGGTCAACGTGACGGTTGAGAAGCTGAGGGGACTTGGTCTTGAGGTGCCGGTAGTTGCGGAAGCTGTCCACCAGCGTACCGGGGATGTCACCGCCAGCACCGACCACCGTATTGGCAGCGCCGGGGCCATTCTTGAACATGTTCTCCCAGAGAGGGTTCTTCTCCAGCGAGGTGCCGTAGAGTTCCGTCTCCTTGGCGACCTTCATGTTCAGGGCAGCCTCTTCACCAATCTTCTTGCGAGCGGCTTCGTACTGGACGTTGATGAGTTGATGGGCGGCAGCGACGGTGTCCTTGCGGATGTCCTCAGCCTTGTAGACCTTCACGTTGCCGTTACGGTCGATGTAGGTCTGGTCCTCCTGCTTGTAGAGCGTACCGGAGGCGGCAGCGACCTGAGCGGACAGGAGGATGTCCTTCTTCTGGGCTTCCTCAGCCTGAATGCGCTTCTGCTCTTCCAGAGCCTTGAGGTTCCTTGCGGTGGCCTCAAGATGGGCAGAGCGCATCGCCTGATACTGGGACGAGGAGATGACGCCGGGGTTCTCCTTGACGAAGGCATCCAGCTTCGGGATGAAGCCAGCCTGACCGGAAGCCGCCCCCTCGCGGAGGTTCGCGATGTTGTCCTTCTTGATCCAATCCCCGGCAGCAACGTTCACCTTGCGGGCGTGTTCGAGGATCTTGGCAGCCTGACCAGAGGTTGAGCCGCGCTCAAGGAAGGACATCTCGGAGCCATCTGGGAGCTTGCGCTTGGCGTTGAGCATCTGTTCGACCAGTGCGTACTTCCGGGGAGCGTCCGGGTCCTCAGGCTTGATGTCACCAGCGAACTGCTGGACAGCCTGTAGGAGCATAGCCTCCTGTTCGATGAAGGGCTTGTTCGTCAGGGCCTTGTTGGCCTTGAACTGCCCCTCGACCTCAGCGAGGATCGCGACTCCATCCTTGTTGTCGTCGAAGCCCTTGTTCACCGTGGCCTTGAAGGCCCCGTAGATGATGTCGTCCTGCTGACGGAGCTTGCCCTCAGCGAGCCACTTACCGTGGGTTGTGTAGAGCGAGTTCGTCCCTGCGCGGACGCGGTCGGCGTACTGGGTAGCACTGGTCTCATCGAGGCCAGCAATGTCAGCCTTGATGGCGTTGTTGATCCACTCCTCAAGGTTCCCGCCTTCACGGTCGAACCCTCCTTCGAGGTATTCCTTCTTGAGGCGTTCGATGGTCTCGTCAGCCTTCTTGAGGCCCACGAGCTTGCCACCGTACTCCTTCGCGACTTGGTTCTTGAACAGCGGGTTCTCGTTGAGGATCTTCTGCTGTTCCGCGTAGGTTTTGCCAGCGAGGAGCTTCTGGACCTTGCTGTCGATGTTCTTGTTGTTGGGTTCCGTGATGGTGGTGATGAACCTCTGGAGGTTGGGATTGAGAGCCCCGAGGGACTGCACCAGCCGGTTCATCATCTCCCCTTCACCGGTGGGGATCTGCTGAGGGACACCCTGTGCCAGCGTGGGCATCTGAGGGGCACCCGTGTAGGTGTCGGAGACGTTCGCTCCACCGGGACGGAGTCGAGGGGTGTCGATACGCGCATCAGGGATACGCATGCCAGCGGATACGCGCCGAACTTCGGGGCGATCCTCCACGAAGGGAGTGAGGCCGGGAGAGGTACGCGCCATTAGAAGATCCTCGAAGACGTGCCAGCCTTGATGCGGGCGTTAGCTGCGGAGTAGTTGTCCATGCTAGCGCCAAGGATCTGGAGGCCGCTGCTGACCCAGTTCATGCCCGTGGAGGGCTTCTGGTAGGTCGGCATGATCGGCTGGATGCCGGGGGCCATGGAGAAGGTGCGGTCGATCATCTGGGTGCCAGCCTGCTTGCGGGCAGACTTCACTCCCTCGTAGTCCCACTCCTTCTGGCGTTGGGCCACAGAGATCGCATCGCGCTCCTTGCCAACCATGTCAGCCAGAACGCTCTCGATGGAGATGCCACCTACGCCACTCTCACCGGCAGCCGCAGCCGCCGTGCCACGCGCCTGACGGCCCTGACGCTGGATGGTCTGGGTCGTCTCGGAAGCAGCCTCCATGATCTGCTGTTCCTGACGCCCGATCTGAGCGAGGTTGTCCTCGAAGGCCGACTGCGCCAGTTCCTTGTTAAACTCGTACTGCTTGGTCTGGACCCGAGCGATCATCTCGGCCTTCCAGTATTCCATCAGGTTATTGGTGTGGGCTTGAAGGGCCGCGTTCTTGGTCTGGATGCTCGAAGAGATGCCGCCAAGAACGGACTGCGCGGCAGAGATGCCAAACCCTGCAATGCCAGCGACATCACACATGTTCGTTGTTCCTTATGAAGTGGGTGAACCCGTCAGCGACGAGTACGTCTGTGGGGATGAACCCCACCCACTTGAGCCATCTGTGGTGGACGGTGTTCCGGTTGTCGGAGATTGCGTGGAGTTCAGGCCTCCCATACGCGAGGGCGTCCACCACCCTCCTGCTCATCTTGAGGTGATAGACGGATTGTTCGGTGACCTCGTTGGTCCCGAGGAACCATACGAGCCCCGGCCTCTCAGGAGCCCCTACAACGCCTCCCATACCCGTGGGCAGTAGGGTAGTAGCCGAGAGGGTTGTGAAGGCCGTGTACGAGCCCCTGAAGGCGATTGCGAGGCTATTGGCGGGCGGTAGTGCGCTCGCCGCAGCAACCTCAGCTAGATCAGCCGCCCGAAGGTGTGGCACGAGGTACTCAATGTCCTCAAGCCTTGCGCTTCGGACGGACTGCATCATAGGTTACATCCTTCGTGAGCGGATAACGAACAGGCCCTCCCACTCCGCGCCTAACAGGGCACAGGGGAGGAAGCTGTCGGAGACGATCTCGATCTTCACCTGAGTGTTCTGGGCCAGCACCGGGAACTTGAAGGTCCCGTCGTTGATCCCGATCTCACCGAGGGGATCGAGGAACGATCCGAGGGTTCGACCAGAGAAGACGTAGGTGTAGGTGTCGCGACCAGCGGGGGTCACTTCGGCACGGAAGTAGCCGGTCTTGGCGTACCCGATCCGCATGTTGCGAAGCTGGAGCCTACCCTCCCCTACCGCCTGCTGACCACCACCCTGAGCGTTCTCACGCAGGACGAGGGTGGAGAAGGTGTAGCGGAAGTCGTACTGGCGACCGAAGAAGAACCGGTCCACGTCCCCGTTGACGCGGATCTGGTCCACAGAGGGACCAGTGATGACCGTGGCGGGGATTAGCTGGCCTGGGGAGTAGGTGGGGTCACCATACCAAGCCACCAGCCGATACGTCTCACCGGCCACCAGCTTGTACGGCAGGGTGATCGTGGTCTGATCGGTCCCAACGTCGTAGCTGATGGACACACCGGGGGTCACACCGGACGAGTTGGAGGTGATGCGCTGATCCAGATGGACCGTGAACTCACCGTCCACGTCAATCCGACCGGGCTCCAGCGACATCTGTTCGAGGTAGGTGCCATCAGGGCGGGAGATCACGAGGAACATGTCGCTCTCGATGAAATCCATGTTCAGGATGTCACCATCGAACTCCCACCTCGACCACGAGGATTGGAGCTTCTCCTGTCCCTGCACGTACCACTTGTAGATATACAGGTGGCTCCGATCCTCAGAGGACAGAACTGCCAAGGTGTCCTCGTTCGAGGTCCCAGCAATCTTGATCACCGATCCGGGGATGTACTTCGGCACATGGGCGCTGTTCTCTACCGCGTCCTCCGCATCCGTCAGGTTATCCACAAAGTACTCGCGGATACCAGCATAACGGCCACGGTTGATGGCAAAGTAGATGTTCTTCCCGATGCCGATGGGCTTCACATCAAGGTTCGCTTCGAACTCCGTCGTGGTCTTAACGGAGATCGTCTTGGCCGTGAGGAGGTCCGCATCACCCGGAACGAACTGGGTCTGGTCCGAGAACATCACCAGCCGCTCCGCGAAGGGGACGGCATGGCGCAGGATCGAGATCTTCACATGGCTCACGGACACGTCGATGGGATCGGTGTCGATCAACTCACGAGCCGAGGCCCGGAAGAAGTTGAAGAACTCCCCGTTCCGCGACATGACGATGTTCTCGTCCGCGAGGAAGCCGAGACGGTTCCGGTAGAAGAAGATGTCGTTGAGGGGCTTACCCACGAAGGACGGGAATGGGACTGTGTCCAGATCGCCAACCTTGCGGGACTCCCATGTCGCTACCTTGAACGTGAAGGTGTCATCACTCTCACGCACGAGGATGTGGGGCATCGTGCTGGCGAGAATCTGGTTGCGCTCACCGGGCTTCGCACTCTCGGTCCAGTTCCCATTGGAGAACTCAACCCAGTAGTTGCCGAAGTTGGACGTGGTGTCCGCAGCAATCTCGATCTTGAACCCCGAGGGGACGTTGGCAGCCGGAAGATCCGAGAACCGCTGCACCCTGCCCTTGAAGGCACGGAGCGCCGTGTCACCCTGACCATCCCTCGCCGTGACGTTGAAGTCCGTCGTGTTCGAGTAGTAGACCACCGAACCGGTCACCGACTTCGAGAACCCACCCGTCACCGGGATCGAGGTGTGAAGTTGGGTAGCAATGTTGTTAGTGGCGATCTGGGCAGCGTTAGCAGCCACAGAGCTATCAGGGGTCGTGAACGTCCCCGTGTTGGAGCCGCCAGTGATCTGGTACGTGGTCGAGTAGTTGCCTACCCGAGCCCAGAAGATGGCCTCAAAGGGCCTCGTAGCGAGTGGGGTCGTGTTCTCCTCCACCACCACGGACTTGTTCATGACGAAGGTGTAGTCGGCCACCGTGAGGCACACGAAGCCCTTCGCAGGGTCCGTATTGGTCAGGTAGGCCTTCCCGTTGGGGAACGCGACCGTCTTCTCCGTACCCGCCAGATCGAAGACCTTGAGGTCCCCGTTTGTGATGACCACGATGTAGCGTTCAATCGTGTCACGGTTGATCGTGTGGATGAAGGCGCTGGTCGTGGGGGTGTTCAGGAACCGCTTGATGTGCCTGGACGGGGGACGCTTGCGGAGACCCTCGACCACCGTGGAGTAGCCATTGATCTGCTCTTCAGCCTGCGAGGGCAGACGGAGAGCGTAAGGCTGCTGAGAGACCCCGTTGACGAGGTTTGGGATCGTGGTGGAGATCAGGCTCATCCATGGCCTCCACGGGTCGTCACGCGGTCAAGCACACGGGCCACGGGGGTGTTCGAGAGGATGTTGTGGTCAGCGGTGTCACCCTCGTTGTTCAGGAGGATCACCCACGCACGGGCAGCGTCACGCTCGTTGAAGGCGTTAAGCTGCTGAGATCCCACGAAGTTCGCTTGGAATCGTACACCAGCCTCCAGCATGAAGAACTGGCGGGCAGCCTCAGGGAGTTCCTCGAAGGGGAGGAAGACGACGATGTCGAACTTGTACTCCTGAGTGAACTGGTGGGTGTGTTTCACCCGGTCATACATCCGGGGTCCACGCTGGACGAGGTCGAGGTCACCCTCAACGAGGTCGATCTTGAGCGTGTTCGTCGGGGGCATCAGGTAGCCGTCAGGAGACGTAGGGAGGATTGTGTATCCCACCTCCGTGTTCCAGTGCCATCCCATGGCCTGATACTCACGGGAGACGTTCTTGAGGATCTGTCGGGCGAGAACGGCATCCACAACACCGTTGTTCTCCAAGGTGTTGACAGGGCTCTCGCCAATCGCGGCCAGCATCTGGTTGACCGCTTCGAGTTCAGTGGTTGGCGTCTCAGCCATTGAGATCTCCAAGGTCGAAAAAAAAGGGGAGACCCCTCTGTGAAGAAGGATCTCCCCTTGGGGATTACGAAGCCGCGTTCTTGATGGACACGACAGCCTCAGGACGGAGGACGCCATGGCCGACCGCGTACTTGGCCACCATCAGGGTGCCCTGACGGCGGATGTCGTACTCGCTCTCCATGCCGAGGCCCATGAGCTGGACAGTGCCCAGCGCGGACTTGTGCATGCAGAGGCCGGTGAAGTTCAGGAAGTTGGCACGGTAGCGGTTGCCCGTACCGGCGCGAACGTCCGTCACCGCCGACAGGTCGGTGTTCGGGACGTTCGTGGTCTTCACGATCTCGAAGCCGGCGATGCGAAGCACCTTGCCGTCCGAGTACGCGCCCTGACCACCCCAATCCTTGTTGATGTTGTTCGTGGTGGAGGCGAGAGCGTAATACTGAGCCGGGTTGAAGAACGCGACACGGTCGGTCCCAGGCACGTCGTTCTCGTCCATACGTTGGGCAGCGAGGAAGAGAGCGGCGGCGATGTGAGCGCCGTTTGTGGCGAAGTTCGCGGACGCGGGAGCGCCGGGGAACGTCGTGGTGATCACCGTGCCGCCCGGAAGACCGGTGATGACGTTGGTGGCCATCGAGGCAATGACGCCAAGCTGGAAGAGGTGCCTGTCCCACTGGGTTGCGAGAGCGCGGCCGATCTCCGTCGAGTAGATCGAACGGACATCGTAGTGGTTCTTGGCCTCGTCGATGTTCGCAAGGAAGGCGTGCGAGATTAGGAGGTCGTCGATGATGATCGTGATCTCTCCGTGGTTCATCGAAAGACCGGTGATCTCAGCGCCGGGGACGTGGTAGGCAGCGGAGATGCGGCCAGCACGGGGGAACTGGGCAGACTTACCGTGGGCGATCTGACGCAGCGTGACCCGGTTCTTCATGACCGTGGCCTGCTCGAAAGCCGTCAGAACTTCGCCGCCGAAGACCTTGAGAAAGAGCGCATCGACATCGCCTGCACCGTTGATCTGGCCAACGCGGGACGGAACAGAAGCAACCATTTTGAAATATCCTTGTAGATGTTGGAAGGAAGTGATGAAGCTCCCGTCGAACACCCACAGCACACGCAAGATTGTCCGGTCTGTTTCTCCCTCAGGAGGCTAGTAACGGGTCAGGGTTTGGTGTGAGAGTTACTTGGAAAAGCTGGTCACCCGCCGAATGGGCAAGTGGTGACACCGGGGGCCACTGGCTCACCCCCGGCTGAAAATCACTTCGAACAATTTGCTTCGTAATTGCGATTGTGATTGACGATCTGGCGCTTCGTGTCCGTCGTCAGAATGTCTTGGCGGGACGGCTTGAAAAGTTCCGTCCACGCACACTCAGTCGTTACTTCAATCGCGGTAGTACTTTGACAACTCGCGGTCGAGATCGCTATCAGAACGAGTAGCGACATCATCGCGAACCTTACGGGCCGCAAGATTGGCCTCCCGTTCTTTCTTGAGTTGTTCGAGACGAACCTCCTCCCGGATCTCGCGCTTCTTGACTTCGCGCTGATACGCCTCCCAGAGGGAGCCGAGGAGAGTGAAGAAGGCTGCGATACCTGAGAGGATGAAGTTCATTACTGGAGGCCGATGGCCGCGAGGAACACCGGGACGAACTCAGGGACTGGCACCTTGATGGCCGCGAGGCCACCGAGGATGAACGCAACACCCATCTTGAGCTTGTCCTTGTGCGTGACGAAGAAGGTCTTGACCTTTTCCATGGTTACACCTCAGAAGACGTTGGAGCGGGACAGACGGGTCATCACATCCTTGCGGTATGCGTCATCCATCTGGTAGCGGGGATCGCTCATTGCCTGCACGACCTCAGCGTCCGAACGGAACGGAGCGAGGCCATCACCGGTCTGCGAGCCACCCACGAGGGACGGTTCGGAGCCATTGGCGGCAGTGAACTTCTGGTAGAGAGCCGCAACGGCCATCTTCTGGGAGGCGAGGCCACCCTCGACAGCAGCGTTGTAGGCGTCCAGATCGGCTTTCGGGAGGTTCGCGGCAGCCCACTGGGCCATTTCGGTGAACTTCGCCTCACCACCGATCTCGGAGAGGACAGCCTGGCGGTGGAAGGCAGCACGAGCGATCTGACCCTCGATGTGGTCAGTCACCATGTCCCTCGTGATCCCGGCCTTCTCCAGACGCTGATACGTCTCGTCGGACAGGACACCAGCCTGCGAGAACTCCTTGACGAGTTCGTCGTACTTGAGGCCCGCCTCCGCGACTGCACCCTGTGCCCGTTCCTCCGGGGTCATAGCGTCGAACGCAGCGGCATCCTCAGGCTTGATGCCCAAGGGGTTGTCAGCCTTCTCCGTGGCCGGCTTCTCAGCAGGCTTCTCGGCGGTTGGCTGACCGAGCTTCTTCTCCAGTTCGCCGTAGGACTTCACGAAGTCATTGACGGTCTTGAACTTCTCAGGCAGCCAAGCAGGGCGTTCGGGGGTCTGCTCCTGCGGGGTGGGATTGGTCACCGTGCCCACTTTCACGGTCTGCTCCGCTTCGTAGCGGGCAGCCATGGCGGCGTCGTGACCCTCAGGGGCTGCCTTGGTCTCTGTGACGTTGGCCCCGGTATTGATCTGTTCCGTCATGGAACCTCAGTAGGTGATGAAGCCGAAGGTCAGCTGCTCGCCATCAACGACGACAGTGTGTTCCTTGACTTCGGGGGTGGGAGCCTGCGGCTCAGGGGTGGGTTCGGAAGTGGTGGGAGTGACGGGGGTCTTTTCCCCCACCACGTCCTCATTCTTCTGCTGGTTGCGCTTGCGGGCCATTCTGACCTTCGGCTCCTTGCATCTTGCCTGCCATCTGCATGGCCGCTGGGCCAAGTTGGGCGAGCATTTCCTGCTGCTGCTGCGCCTGCATCATCTGCTGAACCTCCTCCTCCGAGCGGACGAGACCAGCCATGTCAATGCCGAGAGAGGTCCCGGCTCGCATGATGTAGTCGCCCGTGGATAGGTAGGTCGAAACAGCTTCCGGCCCCAGAGGGGACAAAACTTGTAGGAGCATCTGCAACTTGTTGAGGTCGTGTCCGCGACCGAGGGCTTCGAGACCTGTGGTGATCGCAGGCTTCATGAGTTCCCGAGGGAGTGGTGGGAGTTTCCCAGCGCGTTCCATCTGAAACATGATGCGGTTGACGAGCGGTAGCTGGAACTCCTGCGACAGGATCGAGTAGACGCCACCGAGGGCATCTTCGAGTTCCCCTGCCATGTACCGGATCTCCTCAGCGGTCACACGCTCCCCGGAACGCTGCACGGCAGAGTTCATGAGGAAGGCGTAGGAGAGGCGCTGCTGGATGATCTCGATGGTCTGGAAGGCGATGCGGAAGTCCGCGAACTTCTCAACTTGTAGGACCGACACGTCGTCAGCACGGCCTGCACGGACGGCACCGTTGGGGCTGTCCACGAGGGTCTTCTGTTGGGTCGTCCCGTTCGGGTTGACGAGGAACAGGACCTTGGCGGCTGCCGCCGATCCCTCCACGATGGACTGAGTGAGCCCTTCGAGGGAGCGGAGGTCACCGAGGTACTCCTCGACGTAGCCCCGGCCATAGTCCTCACCGTCGATCTTGGTCCACCGGAGCGGTATCCAAGGCGACTTGTCGAGGGGGTACTGGCCCTGAGAGCCGGGGACCTTTATCCCCTTGCACTCCTGATAGACGGCCCACTGGTTCGGCTTGCGCTGGATGTGGGTGTAGATGTCCGCCGACTTCTGCACCGAGCCACCAAGCTCCTTCGACACCGCGTCCCTGATCCCATCGGGGAGGACGGACGGTGAGACGGTTTCCTTAACGATGATCTCCAGCACATGGCCCATCGGGTCACGATGGACGACGAAGCGATCCAGACGGAACACCTTCATGCCACCGCCGGTCGGGAGGTAGCACAGGACGTTGCCGCACACGATCAACTGCTTGAGGGCCTCGAACGAGGACACGCGGATCGTGGAGGTCTCGATGTCGGACATCACTGCCCGCTCGATCTTGTTGAAGGCCTTCTCGACCTCAGCACGCATTCCCTCCCGCTGCGCGATCTTCTCCATGGTGAAGTCGTCCATCACCATGCGGAAGAACGGAGCGTTCGGAGGAAGGAGGGCAAGGAGCAGCTTCGAGGCGAGGTTGTTCACGCCACGGGCTCCAATGCCCTGATAAGGGGTAGTGAGGCGAGTGACCTCCGAGTGACCGTCCGGGGGCAGGATGCTTGGGATGGTCAGCTTTGCACCATCACGCGCCCGGTCGAGGACGGAGCTACGGTTTGCCATTAGTTGGGAGTAGCGTCCCTCTGCGGTTACGGTGGCGCTCATGGCGATCAGTTCGCGATGTTGAGGCCAGACCCACCACCCGCTGCACCAACCGTGCGGTCAATGCGGAGGGCGCTACGGCCACGCCGCTTGGCGTTGGTAGCCGTGTTGCCCGAGGTCATACTGTCAGGGTTCTCGACCGTAGTGGCCGCTGCTTCCTGAACCGACTGCGCGTTGGTAGCCCGGATAGCCTGAGAGACCTGAGTGGCCATCTCCTTCTGTGCGGCGATCTGGCGATTGGTAGCCTCTTCCTGAGCGTGAAGCTGCTCCTGATACTGTTGCGCCTGTGTCATCATTGCGAGACGCTGCTTACGTCCCGAGAACATGCTGCTGAACCAGCCCATGGTTATGTGATCCTGTTCGTGAGAATGGTTTTGTTTTGCTCATCGAACTGGGCATTCAGGAAACGTATTACGTCCCTTTGGCCTGCCTTGAACATGATCTCTTCGATCTTCTCTCCAAGCGATGCGGAGCGTTCAGGGAACCGTTCGTTCAGAGCGTCGATGATGTCTTTGGGAATAGGGGGAAATCGTAATTCCTCATCCATTTTGTATTCCTAGGGTCAGGGATAATCACAGACCTTCTTTCAAGAAAGCCTTGACCCACATGGCACACAGGTCAGACCTGACGATGTCTTCAACACCGAACTCAATGACCGGTACTGGCAGCATGTGCCGCTTGGCCATCTGGATGACCTTCGAGAGGCCTGAGGTCTCCCTGAGGTCCGTCTGGGCCACATCGCCGTTGATGATCGTGGTGCTGTCCTTACCGAGCCGGGTCAGGAACATCTTGATCTCAGGGATCGTGGTGTTCTGCGCCTCGTCGAGGATGATGAAGCTGTTGTTGAAGGTGCGCCCACGCATCACCTCGAAGGGGACGATGTCGATGTCGCCCTTCTTCAGCGCAACCTCGAACGCTCCTTCACCCATTCTCTGGCGAATGACATCCGTGAACGGGACCACCCAAGGCCCAATCTTCTCTTCGAGGGTTCCGGGGAAGAAGCCGAGCGATCGGCCTGACGCAACGTTCGGTCGAGTGAGGACGATCCGATGAATGTGGCGAGCCCGTAGAAGATCAGCAGCGATGGTGGCAGCGACATACGTCTTTCCGGTTCCGGCTGGTCCCATCACGGTCACCATTTCGGAGGTCATGATGGCATTGATGTACTCAGCCTGCTTGGCAGTCAGGGGACGGATCGGCGCAGGAACGCGCTCCTCCACGAACTTGTCGTCGCGGGACTTGCGGGCCATGGGTGGGTCCTTAGAGGGAATGGGTCCTGATGAAGGTTACGTACTCGGCCCATTTCAGGGCGTTAGCGGCTTCCTCAGGGCTTATGCGGATCGTGTGGGCCTGCGGCTTGAGTGGTGCATCGGGGTCCTCAAGGTGGCTCTTGAAGTAGTCGCTCAAGAGACCACGATTGAGTTCGAGGCACCTCTCATCCGCATCGTGAGAGGCGTCATCTACGCACGACGTTCCGAGGACGTAGTACAGGTGGTAGTTCCACAGATAACGCTTCTCACAGAACCTAACTGTACGATCCTCAACGGATGGGGCAGGCCCCTGTTGCACAGTCAGCATCCTCCATGTCATCGACCACCGAGGCGTCTAGGTTCACCGGCTTGAGGCCAGCGACGTAGATGTTGAACACCTCCTTGGACACCACCTCCTGAGGGAGGTACGGGTAGCCAAGGTCAGCGGCAGTCTTGGTCGGATCGTTCCGGTAGATGAACGACACTCCAACGTAGCTGTCCCAGTTGAGGAGCAGCCACTCGATGATGTCACGGATCTCTTCCTTGTCGTAGGAGACCGTGATTGAGCAGTTGTGGTCCACATAGTTGTCCATCAGGAGCCGATAACGCTCAAGCTGGGCAACTGCACTTTCCACGTTCACCTCCTTGCCGTCCACGATGTCGAACTCCACGTCCTCGTAGGACACAGGGAACGTGGCCAGTACCAAGGTGGCATCGTAGGGGTTTGGGAAGACCCGGTAGCCAGCGTCACGGAGGACCGGGATGATGGGTGAGTAGACCGAGAAGTTGATGTTGTTGAAGACGTGCTTCCCGAGGGGCTTGTGGACGCCCTCCGTGGTGTCCATGATCTTCGACAGGGTGCCCGAGGGCTTCACCGTGGTGATGGCCTTGGCCCGAGGGAGGCCCAGTTCGTCAGCCATGGAGTGAGCGCCCCGCGAGGCCTCGCCGCGAAGACGGCGGAACATGTTGGGCTGGTCCCTGAACTCCCACCGGACGATGCCAGTGAGGCCCACGCCGCACAGGCGCAGGAACTCGTTCAGTTCGTGCCACGACCGCTGGAGGATGCCGTCGTCGAGGTTCACACAGGTCTGCCGGTAGTTCGCCCGAGCGATCAGGCGGATGGCCCAACGAAGGGAGGTGAACTCCCCGTTGAACTTGCCGAGGTCGATCTCCACGAGGTTGCAGAAGCTCTTGTTGCCAAGCAGGATCTCGGCGCAGGGGTTAACCCCCTTGAACCAAGGAGCCCGCTTGAGGGCAGCCTGAGCGTTGATGAACCCCGGCTCCGATCCACCACCCTCCTCCATCTTGAGGAAGATGTCCCACAGTTCGGCCCGCGTGGGCTTCGTGTAGAACAGGAGGGAGTTGTTGGACTGAGCCCGTTGCATCTGGCCGTTCGACCAGTGGTCCTTCTTGCGAAGGGCAAACTCTTCCCAACCAGGGGTGCCGTAGTTGTGGAGCAGGATCTCAGCGGCACGTCGCGAGGACAGGATGTCACCGAGGTGGTTGATCACGTCGTTGATGTCCTCAGCCGTGAGAAGCTGCCCTGCCCTGTCGGACAGGATCTTCGCGATGGCTGGGAAGGCGATGCTGATCTGTTTGTCCCCCGAGGAGATCCAACCATAGCCCGCGAGGATTGTGCCGGCAGGACGGATCTCCGAGAAGTCGAGGATCAGCTTCTTGAACGGGGTCTTGTACGTAAGGAGCTTACCAACCGCTTTGGTCCATGCCTCAGCACTATCACCAACCTTGAGGACGACCGTGCCTTGGACGTTGATGAGGACGCTGTTTTCGTAACCCTTCGTGGTCCGCGTCGAGCGAACCACCTCGATCTCCACCGGGACAGCGAAGCCGTTGAGAGTGCCAACGACTGCTTGAGCACCAACTCCGCATCCCTGTAAGAGAAGCCAGGAGGCATCAACAACATCGTGAACAGTCTCAATGCGACCGAAAGAGCAATTGAACTGCGAGGCTTCCCTCCGCTTGGCAACGTCGGTTCCTCCGAGCCAGAGTGTGCGGCCCGAGGGGAGGGCCTTACGGTCGAGCATCAGGTGACGAAGCTCATCCAGTTCCGCGTTCTCATAGTCCGAGAGGTACGCCTTCTTGGCGCGTTCCCAGAGCCAACGTTGGTGAGAGATCACCCGGTCGATGGTCTGCTCCCACGTCTCGTAGGTGCCGCCATCTAGGGGTCTGTTGTAAGTGCGCCGGGTGGTCACCTGAGCGCGGGTAGAGACTGTCATCCGTAGATCACCCAGTAGATGAAGAAGAGGGGGAAGATGAGCCACGCGATGTTGATGACCAGAGCCACCAATACCGCGAGGGTCACCACGAACGCTTTCGCGATCTTCTCGATCATGGATTGATCAGGTCCATAAGATAGGGAGCCCGGTAGTTGGGTCCCTTCATGATCTTGCCGTCGTCGCGACGAACCGGCTTCCCATCCTCACCCAGCTTCGACATGTTGCTGGCATGGACGCGCTCGAAGGCGATCTGGAACTTCTCGATGGGATAGGTGTTCTGCACGATGTTGGAGATCACCTCGACCGAGAGGATCAGGCCCTCGTCGATCTCGACCGCAGGACCGTTGTAGTCCTCCAGCATCAGGAACAGGCCGTTACAGACGTAGGACACATCGATGACCTCCTTGAGGAGTTCGGCGGCGGCCACACGGAGTTCATGGCGGTCCATGCCGGGGTTGATAATGATGGCCTTGAAGGCGTTCTCGAACTCATTGACCTCCTCCTGCACCAGCTTGACCCACAGGTTGGGATTATGGCTAGCACCGAAGGCGAGGGCGAACTCACGCACCATTTCACGCAGCGAGCGATTAACCATTGGTAGTTCCTTTCTCGATCTGCGCGAGGGTGCGTTGTGCAAAGAAGATGATCTTGCGGAGGTCGTAGGTGGCATCAGTGCCGTCCTTCTCTCCGAGGCGGTAGCAGGCCTTGAAGATGTTGCCGACACCGAACGACATGTTCTTGTGTTCGATCAGGTCGATCAGGTCGGTAGCACCTTCGGGGATCTTGTAGTAGCCAGTGAAAGAACCATCGGACTTCTCAGGAGTAGCCTTGGGTTTGATCGTTGCGTGCATCTTGGGCATCGTGGCCTTTGCATAGTGGTAGCTGACGCAGGGGTGGGTGCCGAGTTTGGCGCTCTGCTCTGCCTCCACAAGGGAGGTGCAGAGTTCGGCGCTCTGCTCTGCCTCCACAAGGGAGGTGCAGGGTTCGAGCGTTACGCCGCCGCAGAAGGAACACTTCACGGGGTCCACAGGATTGGCTCCTTCTTCTCGAAGTCGTAGTCGGAGGCGCGGAGGATGCGGGCCACACGGGCCTGCACGAGAGCCTCATCCTCGTTGAGGCCAGCCTTGACGAAGGTCCGAACCACCACACCCCACAGGTCGTCCTGATTGTCGGGGTGCTGGAGGATGGCCTCAGCCTTCTTGGGGCCGATGCCGGGACAGCCTGAGTAGCCATCCGTCTGGTCCCCGGTGAGGGTCTGGAAGAGATGCCAGTAGTCGGCTTCGTCCTCGCTCACCTCCACGATGGTCTCGCCATCGCGGCTGTAGAGGCCGGGAATGGTCTTCATGTCCTTGTCGATGGACACGATGACCTTCTCGCCCTTGAGCTTGGACCATGTGGCGAAGATGCCCATGCAGTCGTCGCCCTCCAGACCAGGTCGGAGGTAGGCTCCCTTCTCCTCGATGAGCCACTGGCGGATGGCCTTGAGGACGAGGGGCTTCTTCACGTTGGAGCGGTTGCCCTTGTAGGTGGGCAGGATGCGCTTGCGGAAGTTTCCCGCGCTGTCGGTCAGGCAGAGGCGATAATCCTTGCCGTCGAGATCACCCATGACCTTGTCGATCTGGTCGTCGATGGCACGTCGCACCTCGTACTCGTCGCAGTGCCACGTCCAGTAACCGGGCTCCCATTCGGCGGCCACCTCGACCGACGTGGCAGCCTTGTAGGCCACCACGTCAGCGTCGATCAGGAGGGTTCTCATAGGCTATCTCCGATGCCCTCGAACCACTCCTCCAGTTCCCGGTAGTCGCCGATCAGGTAGCCGTTGAAGAAGACCTGAGGGGTAGTCTTGAGACCGCAATCCAAGATGAACTGCTTGAGGTTAGGGTGGCGGTCCATGTTCTGGTAGGTGTAGTTGATGTCCTTCTGCTGGAGCAGAACCATCGCCTTGTGGCACCAGTGGCAGCTATCCTTGCCGACGATGACCCACTTGTCAAATGCGAACGTCATGCTTGCACACCTCCCAGTGTCCATACTTGTCCTGACAGAACTGGATGTTGTGGTCGTCGATGGCCTTGTTGGAAATCAGTCCACCCCCGTTCAGGCCGCAGCCCGTCATCAGGAGTGCGACTATCACGAGGATGGATAGTTTCACTGAAACTTACCTCCGTCGATGGAGCGGAGTTCGGCCTTCGGCTTGGACAGGCGGATGCTCTCAAACACCTTGACCATGTACGCCTGAATAAGCGCCTTGTGTTCCTTCCGCTTCACCTGTTCGGCAGCGAAGGCCAGGCGGATTAGCACGTCACCACGGTCGATGATCGGGTCACCAGTGGGTCCAACGTTGGTCGGATCGAAGTCTTCATAGTCCATTGGTCAGGGCCTTCCATGAGAGGGGGAACAGGGGTTCAACAATCGCACCGACTTCACAGGCCAACTGTTGAACCTCAAGTTGGGCATGGGGATCGGTACGCTGGTTGTAGAAGCGGGCGTAGGCGGCGAGGCTGCCGGTCCATACCCAGTTAACCTCGACGCCCTGCGGGAGGACGAAGCGGGCCTGCTCAGGGCAGATGCCGTCCTCGATCATCCGCTCGTAGAGGCTGATGGCCTGACGGCATGTGACCTCGTAGTCGAACAGCCACCCGAAACTGTTGTAGTGTTTCCCACCGGAGCCCTGCTTGACGCTGTCGGCCTTGCTGCGGAACACGTAGGGGATAAACAGTTCGGGTGTGGTGCTGATGTAGCGGCGGCTCTCCTCGTTCTCGACGAAGCCATACTTGTGCTTGAAGCACTGGGTTCTGATCGGCACCGGGGCCTGCATCCGCAAGGTGATCGCGGTGTGGGCGAACGGGGTCCAGTGGTTGTACCGGGCGAGGTAGCGGATCAGCTTGCGATCCGTCTCGGTCATGAACCACACCTCTTGGATGGGGTCCCAGTACCACTCGCCCTTCTTCGCGAAGGAGACGCGAGCGGCATCCACCACGGACATGTCGGTGCCCATGTGGTCTACATAGCTGGCTTGCATAGGTACTCCTTCGCTTTGTCAAGAAGAGAGATGCCAGTTCTCCTCCGTGAGGTCGCAGTGGCAGCGATTGCATACGTCAGCCTTCATAGTCTGCTCCGTCGATGTGAGTGAGGTGGTTGATGCCCTTGGCCGTGATCAACCACGAGGCCCCGTAGAGCCCCGTAGCGATCCGTGTGGTGATCAGGCCGTCACTCGCAGCCATGGCCACGAAGTCGGCATTCTCGCGAGCGAAGTCGCTCTTGGTCTTGAAGGACGCGATCCACGCCCGTCGAAGGACCTCAGTGAGTTTCAGCCCAGTTGGTACCAACTTTCCATTCTCCCGTGATTGGAACTCGGAACTTGAAGTACTCGCCCGCTTCCTGCATGGAACGGACGATGATCTTGCCAACCTCCTCCGCAATCTGCGGGCGGGCCTCAACTTGCAGTTCGTCATGAACATGGGCCACGAGAGTCCAATCCTTACCCCACTTGTATCCAGCGTTGAATAGGTTGTGGTATGCGTAGATGGTTGCAACCTTGGCGATGAGGGCACCCGCCGATTGGAGCAGGGTGTTCAGCGCCGAGTGTGCGGACCTGACGTGGAGCTTCCGGCCATCGAGACCGAGAAGGTACTTCTTGGTGGACGCTCGCTCACCGACCACCTCCTTCAACTTCTTGAGGGCGGGGGTCTTGGCGAGAAACCGCTTCTTGAGCTTGTTCCCGGTGGCCTTCTTGACCGGATCGGGAGCCTGCTCGTCCACGATGTGGCCAATCTTCCAATCGCCTGCCCCGTAGAGGAAGGCGTAGATGAAGGTCTTGGCGTTGTCGCGGGTAGGCAGTCCAGCGGCTTGCTGGTTTACTGTGTGGATGTCTCCTTCGAGAAGAACGCGGGCATAAGCCCCATCATCCCACTTGGCCATGAAGTGAGCAAGGCAGCGCAGTTCAAGCCCAGAAAGATCCACCCCCACCAGAACTCGGCCAGGGCTGGGGCGAAAGAGGGAACGACATTCCTTTCCATACGGCGATCCTACCTTGGGAACCTGAGCGATGTTGGGACGCGAGTGAGTGCAGCGGCCAGTGACGGCCCCATTGGGGTTCACTGCGCCGTGGATCTTGTCCTTGTCGGTGACCAACCGGAGCCAAGCCTGATCACCTTCGGCCAACTGACCGATGCGCTTCTCGATGAGGAAGTACTCAGCGAGGAGTTTGGCCTCCGGGTAGGGCAAACCTTCGAGGACCATCTCGTCCACCTTCGCCTCACCGGACGGGGTGAACTCCTGCGGCTCCCATCCCAACATCTTCAATCGCTTGGCGATCTGCTGGCGGGACGAGGGGTTGAACTCCGTGTACCAGGTGACCGGCTCGCCCTTCACGTAGCCCAACTTCTTGTTGTTGGCCTTCGGCACCCACTCGTAGGGGAGTGGAGGGAAGGCTTCCTTGAGACGTTGGGTCAGTTCGAGGCGGTGACCGACGAGGGTGGAGTAGAGGGAGGCGGCACCGATCCGATCGAAGCCGAAGCCGTGGGCCTCCTGCATCGCGAGGATCGTGGCGAACTCATGCTCGATCCACACGCTCATGGGCGAGGGCTGCTTTGCCATCAGTCGGCTGTACAGGGTATCGGTGACCTCCACGTCCTGTTCGCAGTACTCAACCATCTCGTCCGTGCAGATGTCCCACGGACCCTTGAAGTCGCCCTTGTAGTTACCGATCCGGTAGCCCCACGCCTCAAGGGTATGGGCACCGGTCAGCTTCTTGGGGAACGTCCCCTTCTTGGAGTTGACCGCGTCCTTGTCCCTGATCTCCGGGTAGAGGAGACGGGACAGGACGAGGGTGTCGGTGACGTTCTGCGGGTTGAAGCTGGGGTACAGCTTCTGGATGGCGGGGATGTCGAACTTGATGATGTTATGACCGATCACCTCATCAGCGTCGTTCAGCATCCACACGCCGTCCTCGATGTACTTGCCGAGGAAGGTGTGGCTCTTACCCGCGTCGATGTCCTTGACCACGAGTACGTGGATCTTCGTCATCGTATCGAGGAAGCCATCGCTTTCGAGGTCAAAGACAAGTCGCATCAGATTTCCTCCATGGTCTCAGCCAGCTTCTCGCGAACCCGTTCGACTTCGCGCTCTGCAATCTCGGCAGCCTCGATGGCCTGAAGGACCACACGAGACAGCGCCGTCACGTCTTCCATCATCTTGATGACGCCCTTGATCTCGCCGCGCTCCAGAGCCGGGGCCTTGAGGGCAGCGAGGTGGTTGAGCAAGTCACCGATGGCACGATTGGCATCGCGCTCAAGTCGTTCGAGGTCACGCATCAGAACTCTCCATCCACATCTTGGGTCTCGTCCTTGAAGTCCGGTTCGCACTCGGCCAGCCGACCGGTGTGCTTGTCGTATGCCAGATGGCAGGCCACGCCCGTCTCACCGGAGAACCGGTTCTTGAGGACGCGGACTGTCGTGACGTTGGGGTTGTCGCCTTGCTGGTTGCGCTCCAGACCGAGGACCATGTCCGACAACTGAGCGATGGCATGGGAGCCACGAAGTTGGGACAGGGAGGTCTGAGCGCCCTCCTCGTGGCCCTTCTTGTCGGGGCGCTTGAGGTGGGAGACGAGGATGAGGCCGATGCCGGTCTCTTGGACCAAGGTTCTGAGCATGGTCATCGTGCGGTCGATGAGCTTGCGCTCGTCGCCGCCATCATCAAGGCCCGATACGACGATGGAGAGATGGTCAAGAACCACCCACCGGCAGTCGAGGGCGCGAGCCATATACCGGACTCGGGACAGTAGGTTCTCCACCTCCGTCGATCCGAAGTGGTCGTAGAGGAAGACACGCCCGCTTCCGAGGGTGGCATCGAAGGCTTCTCGGAGTTGCTGCTCACTGACGCCTTCCTTGCTGAGGTGGATAGGACGGTTCAACTCGATGACCATCAGGCCCAGAGCGGTACGCTTCGTACTCTCTTCGAGCATGATCATACCGATCCGCTCGCCCATCTTGATCAGGTGGTGGGCGATCTCACGGACCACGGCGCTCTTGCCAATTCCAGATCCGGCAGTGAGGGTGACCAACTCACCACATCGTAGACCATGTGTTGTGACGTTGAGAGCGACCCAAGGATAGGTGACGGAAGCCGTCTGATCCTCACTAACGACCGCTTCCCACAGCGACATACCATCGACGATACCATCCGGTCGGTAGGTCTTGGAGTTCCAAACGGCATTGATGATCTCCTGACCCTTGCCCTTCGTCAGACAGTCGTTCGGGTCCTTCTCAGGGAGGTGAGCGATCTTCGCCTTGCCGGGGGCGAATAGTTCGGCACACTCGACAGCAGCCTTCTGGCCAGCCTCATCCATGTCGAACATCAGGATGACCTCCTCGAACGAGGAGAGCCACTCAAGCTGCTTCTTGATGGACTTGGCCGCGCCTGGGGCACCGTTCTGGATCGAGACGACAGGCCACTTGTTGCCCTGCATCTGCGACACGGTCATCGCGTCGATCTCGCCTTCGGTGATGACGACCTTGCGGCCACCCTCACCCCATAGCTGCTGACCGAAGAGCAGGACGTTCTTGAAGTCCCCGAAGATCTTCATGTCCTTGTTGGCCCAACGCACCTTCTGCGCCACGAGGTTGCCCTCAGCGTCGTAGTAGGGTGCGATCTGGACCTTCTGGCCGTTGTAGGTGGCCACGCGGTAGCCAAACTTCTTCGCGGTCTCTTCCGAGATGCCCCGCTTCGAGAGGGCTACGATCCCGCCGTCAGTGATCAGGCCACTTACCACGTAGGTACTCCTCTTGGTTGTAGGGTTCTCGTCATCGCCATACTCATAGTGACCACATCCGAAACAGTATGCGTGGCCGTCCGAGTAGCGGGCGAGGTTATCCCTCGACCCGCACTCAGGGCATGGCTCCTTACCGATGAAGGAGCTTTCGTCCATTACGCCACCTTCTTGTTCCCGAAGCGGTCACGCTGCTGGAGCGCGTACTCGGTGTAGGGGCTACCGTGCGGGTCCGACTTCACCAGCGAGGTGATCGGGTAGCCCGCGACACGGAGGTCACGGATGCGGCGGGTGAGCGAGGCGATCCGGTACATGTGATCGGCCTCGATGCGGGTGATCGTTCGACCGCTGATCAGGTGCTTGAGCAGCATGGCGTTCTGTGAGCCCTTCTTGAAGGACCGCAGGGGAGCCGGAGCCTTGGCCGAGAGGTTGTCGAGGTGTTCCAGCTGGAAGAACCAACAATCCTTACGGAGCTTGTCCACGTTATCGACATAGCCGTTGCCGGCATGGCCGCCTTTCCAACCGGGGAATGAGACGAGGGGGTTTCCGTAGTCGGAGAAGCCGATGATGGTGCCTTCCTTGCCCGCCCTCTCGGGGTAGAAGGTGACCTTGTTGACGCGGACGCTGTCACCGATGTTGTGATTGGTCATATAATTTCCCTGATGTTGGGTGCGTATTGATCGCGCTGGTGGATAGGTCCCCACCTCACGAGGAGGTAGGGACCGTTGGGTAGTTGCTAGGGGCAGGGGTATTTAGAACCCGTTGGCCTTCGCCCACGCCTTGGCGTCGAACGAGGGGCAAGCCTTGGTGACCTTGGGGAAGTCGCGGTGGCCCTGCACGACGGCGTTGGGGTACAACTCTCGAAGGGTAGTCACGAGGGTCTTCAACGCAGCCCACTGGGCGGGCGTGAAGTTGTCTTCGGCCTTGTTAATGTTCCGCTCAGTGACGCCACCAACCAAGCAGACGCCGACAGACGTGCTGTTGAAGCCCTCGACGTGGGCTCCGATCGTGTTCTGTGGGCGACCGCGCTCGACGGTACCATCCCTGCGAATGATGAAGTGGTAGCCGATGTCCACCCAACCCCTGGCGCAGTGCCAGCGGCGGATCTCAGCGGCCCCGACGTTCTGCGAGGGGCGGGTAGCAGAGCAGTGGATGGCTATGAACCGCGTGGAGCGGCGCGTTGCGTAGTTGCTCATGATAAGTATGCTATAGCTGAACGAAGGAAGATTGGGTTGTCTCGGAACAGTCCGAGAGCCCGGTTATAGTGGTTGCACAGGATGCCCCGTACCTTTCCGGTCTTGTGGTAATGATCAACCACCGCCGCCTTCGCTAAACTACCTTCCGCAGTGATCACCTCTTCGCAACAAATCGCACAGCGACCGTTCTGTTTCTGGAGAAGTGCTTCGTACTCGGCTGACGTGAGCCCATAGGTGCGCTCGATGTGTCGGGCCTTCGAACGAACGCGACCCGTCCTCGCGTGATAGGCCGCAGCCTTCACGGAGGAACAGGTCACGCACTGTCGGGTGGTGGTGAAGCGAGAAGCGACGTGGCCGTGCTTGCACGGTGCGCCGGTAAAGTAAGTCGAGGAACCCTGTGCCAAGGCGTCTTGCCGTGACAGTAGGTTCATTCGTTGATCCATGACATTGGGATCAGCTGCGCAGCATAACGGAAGCCGTGACGATCACACCACATTGCGTAGGTGGTCGGACTGCCCTTGCTGATCCTCGTGTTGGGGTTGGAGAAGACGAACCGGATGTCGAGATCGGGCCGCTGGTCACGGACAAGCAGATGCTTTTGCCGATCCTCAGTGACGAAGCGTCCCTTGGTCTCGATGTAGATCCCGTTCGGTAGACGGAAGTCAGGCGTGTACTTGGCCTTGCGGGCGGGCTTGGT